CACCGAACACCCGATATAACCTCAAAACGGTTATTAATAGGGTTAAACCATTCACCTTCCTCTGGGTAAGCCACATCTAATCCACCTGATGACGCCTACTTAAACTACGCGTACATCCTAGTGCTCCACACTTACGACTTGAATGGGAATGAACCCCAGTCGAGTGTGATCTAGTAATGTGTCCACATCGTGGACATTTATATTTTACAGGATTCATATTATCGCCCTCCTAGTGAATTGGATCCTTGGTCTATTCGACCAGGAATTTAATTCACTACGTTCGGTCTTTTTGTAAGACACATAACTTACGTTTAAAATCGTATTTATAACCTTTCTTACATTTAGGTTTGCCATTCTGCCAAAATGGTTTGAAAGTATTTGTGCCACCAAGCGTCTTCGGTTCTACTAAGAAAACCTTAGTTTTCGACTTCGAATCCTGACTTGATGACTGTTTTGGTACTAAAGAGTACCCTGATCTACGAATATGTCCGCCAGTAGTTGTTCTCACAATGCGAGAATAACGGACATTCCTAGTTCTATCTATATCAACAGGTTCATGAATACGATATTTAAGAGTATATCTCGTAGAACCCGTTTGCTCTTCAATTATTTCCCAACGGATGTATTCATCTTCATCCATACTATACACCCATTATTAATAAGATTGAGTCTTTGTTAATACCACAAGCACAAGCCACAATCACAAAAACTATTTTCCAGAAATGATCTGGTAATTTTCCTTCAGTTGTTAAATTTAACTTCATGCCATATCCTTACAAAGAACTTCGCCAAGTACTGTTACTTCTATAGCTACACTAGATGCAGCAGAAGATAACACTCTAAGTATTCCAGCAGGAGCAAAACAATTTATTGAAAATGAACCTCCTGTTGTCCTATTTAGTCCATACCCCTGTACAACAGTGGCAATTGATTCACCATCATCTTTCTGATCATATGGTGGTAACTCTAATTCTTGATCCTCTGCAATATTCAATATTTCACCAGTTGCCTGATTGCCTGACGCAATTAATGCAGCAAGAGGATTAGATGGTCCCTCAACTACGTTATCCGCAGCTGGTGTGACAACATCTTGACGATCTAAGTTATATGAATGAATCATACCAACCGAACCATAAGTACCGCTGGTTAAATCCTCAGTATCGTCTTGTACGTTAGCCTCACAAATATGTACAGGCCAACTATCAGTAACAACAAGAGTAGAATCTTTCATGTCTAAGCCACCCGCTTCATATAGCGGAACAGTGGCAAATTGTGAATATGTCCATTCACCGCCGTTAAATATAACGCCATTACCGGCTGAATCTAATGTAAAAGGTTCTAATTCAGTTCCAGACAAATGTCCAGCGTCAAGATATGGTCTCATAGTCTTGCCATAACGCCCCTTTTCATCCTCTGTAATTCCAGAGTGTTCAAACATTAAATCCCTGTATGCATGAAATTTCCTAAATGAATTTCTCATTTTCCAAGTATTTGGTGCGCCAAAAGCAGTAATCTTAGCCTGAACCGGAACATCCGGATCGGCTGTATCTACTGCTGTAAATTTAAGATTAACAAGTAATCCTTTAACATGACCATCACGAGTGGTCACCTCGTAATTTTTAGAATTATAACGAGACAAATCCCGCATCATATTCAGATATATATTTTGGTTCTTTGAAAACGTGTGGCTGTAAAACATTGTTTCTTGCATATCTCCAATAGGAGAGGCTAACCCTGTATAAAGATATAGTTAATTATCCTTCCAAGGAATACACTCTTCACAAAAGTTGTTAGCATCAACATGAGCTACTCGAGAGCAGCTTGTACAGATTTGTATACGGATCATATAACTGGGATAGCACTACTGGTTATAAACACATCCCGCCCCATATTCGCGGGCTTCCCTATTACCGGTCGGTAATTCTTCCCGTCTGCGCTACTTAGTCTCCTTCGGAGCGTTGCTCGACGTTCCCACGAGAGGCCATTGGTCTAAAAGCCTACTCTATAGATGCTCGCCATAGAGTTTCCCATCTGACATTACCTAACAGACGATCGTCATCGCACGACAACTGTCCGGTATGTAGGTTGAATTGAGTGGTGACGCTAGAGGGTCTTCCATGCCCCTCTAACGCCTCCGTCTCCTTCGGTCGCGCGCTTTTCAGCTCCTGCTTTCGAATAATATACTCATTATATGATTGAAGTCTTTCCCATTTATGTTGTCGGTACTCGCTTTTCGAGAAGAACATCCCCTCTGGATTATCTCCTGATAGTGAACAGCCTGAAATGTAAGAACATTCATAGCAGTGACACCGAACACCCGATATAACCTCAAAACGGTTATTAATAGGGTTAAACCATTCACCTTCCTCTGGGTAAGCCA